CGGCATCGAATATATCAGTCGCGGGTGTTGATGCCTCCACGGCTACTGGAAGTGTAACGGTAAGCTCGGCATCGAATATAACGCCCACGGGGGTTTCGGCATCAACGGCTACTGGCAGCGTAACGGTAAGCTCCGCATCGAATATAACACTCGCGGGGGTTGAGGCCGCCACGGCTACTGGCAGCGTAACGGTAAGCTCCGCATCGAATAGAACACCTACGGGGGTTGAGGCCGCCACATCTTCCGGAAGTGTAACGGTAAGCTCGGCGTCGAATATAACGCCTACGGGTGTCTTGGCATCCACGACTATCGGCAGTGTAGCGGTAAGCTCAGCATCGAATAGAACGCCCACGGGGGTTGAGGCCACCACATCTCCCGGAAGTGTAACGGTAAGCTCGTTATCGAATATAACACCTACGGGGGTTGAGGCCGCCACCTCTCCCGGCAGTGTAACGGTAAGCTCGGCATCAAATATAACACCTACTGGTGTTTCGGCCACCACGGCTACCGGCAGTGTAACGGTAGGCTCGGCATCGAATATAACACTCGCGGGTGTTTCGGCCACCACGGCTACCGGCAGTGTCCAAGTGGACATAGGGCTTTCAGCCACGGGTGTTTCGGCCACCACGGCTACCGGCAGTGTAACGGTAGGCTCGGCAGCGGATATAACGCCCACGGGTGTTTCGGCCACCACGGCTACCGGCAGTGTAACGGTAGGCTCGGCATCGAACATAACGCTCACGGGTGTCTTGGCTTCCACGGCTACCGGCAGTATAACGGTAAGCTCGGCATCGAATATAACACCTACGGGAGTTTCTGCCACCACGGCTACTGGCAGCGTAGCGGTTAGTGTAGTAGTTGATGTAGATGTTACGGGTGTTTCGGCATCAACGGCTACTGGCAGCGTAGCGGTTACGGTAGTAGCTAATGTAAATGCTACGGGCGTTCAGGCTGCTACGCAAATCGGTCAAGTCCTGATCTGGAACGAGATTGTTCCGGGTCAGACGGCGGGTTGGAACCCAATAACGCAGACACAAGACCCTGTTTGGAACCCAATATCACAAACACAAGACCCTGTTTGGACGAAAATAGCGGCATAGGAACGATACAATGGCATCGACATATACAACAGGTTTTGGCATAGAGAAGATCGGTTCTGGTGAACAGTCCGGTGCTTGGGGCACCACGACAAACCACAACCTAGATATTCTGGATCGTATAGCCTCGTATAAAGCTGTGGCTCTTTCCGGGAGCACTCACACTCTCACAGTTAGAGAGGCCTCTCCAGGTTCCGGCACGGAGAACCTTCAGGACGGTATGTACCGGGTGATTAAGTTCACAGGTGCCTTGGGAGCTAACAATACGGTAACGATAGCCCCGAATACTGCCCCGGCTTACTTTATTTTTGAAAATGCCACAACCGATTCCGGATCTAGTGGTCCTTATTCGGTTATCTTAACGCAGGGTTCTGGCGCAAATATAACAATTCAGAACGGTAAAAATGCTATCGTTTATTGTGACGGCGCTGGATCTGGGGCAGCGGTAGTAAATGCTCTGTCAGATCTCCAGATTGCAACTCTGGAAGTTACCGGTGCCGCTGCGATTGATGGTGCCTTAACGGCGGCAGCTATAACTGCGACAACCCTGACCACAAGTGGAATTGTGTCGGTTGATGACACTACGACCAGCACGTCAGGGACGACAGGCAGCATTCACACAGACGGTGGGTTGGGTGTGGCAGGGACGGCGTTTGTAGCGGGAACTGCCACTGTTGGCGGTATTCTGTCTGTCGACGACACTACGACCAGCACGTCAGGGACGACAGGCAGCATTCACACAGACGGTGGGTTGGGTGTGGCAGGGACGGCGTTTGTAGCAGGTACGGCTAAGATAGTTGGCGTCACAACCCACGGTGGAAATGTAGTATCTGATACGGATTCCACGGATGACCTGGGAACGACCGGAGTTCGCTGGGCCAACCTCTTCGTAGACGCTATCACAGCCACAGATCAGGTTACAGCTACCGGGTTTACGGGTACTCTGGACGGAATACTTGGCTCTGGCACTCCCGCTGCTGCGACGGTGACGACCATTGACGCATCTGGTGTGGCGACCGCGACAACCTTTGAACCTGACGGCGACACCTCTGCCGGTGACAACGCTGCTCTGGGCTACACAAGTGTGTTAGGAGCCATCCTGACCGGCCAAGGATCGACCAACGATGTCACCCTTGTCAATGATGCAGACGCCACCGTGATCGGCATCCCGACTGGAACGACTAACGTAACAATGGCAGGCGCGTTGGACCTTAACGGCGGTATTACCGGCCTCACAGGCATTAACAGCGGCCAGATCGGCGGTAGACGTAACATAGTTTATAACGGTGAAATGAAAGTAGCTCAAAGAGGCACAAGCGTGGCTTGGGCAACTAACGGTTATCTGGCTTTAGATAGATACAGCATTACAAATAACGCAACGGCAGGTCGTCTTACAATGAAACAAACGGCTGATGGTCCTCCCGGTTTTGCTAATTGTTTAGAGCTTGATGTAACAACGGCTGATACTTCTATAGCCGCAGGAGAACATTTGGTTCTAAACCAAGAATTTGAAGGACAAGATTTACAACAATTAAAGAAAGGCACTTCTAGTGCTGAAGTTATTACCATATCTTTTTATGTAAAAGGAAATGGTAACGCTACCTATGTGTGCGAACTTTTTGACAGAGACAACACAAGGCTTTTGCAAAATCAGTTTTCAGTCACAAGTAGCTGGAACAGAATAGAGCTTCCGATTACGGCAGATACCACAGGCGCATTTGATGATGACAATGCTAAATCGTTAAGTCTGTCATTCTGGCTTCATGCAGGTACAGACTTCACCGGCGGAACATACACAGCTAACACTTGGGCGGGACAAACTAACGCCAATAGGGCTGTAGGCATAAGCTCTTTATATTCCAGCACAAATAATTATTTCAGAATAACTGGCATACAAATGGAAATAGGAAGCACGGCTACAGAGTTTGAACATAGTACTTTTGGCGAAGAGTTGGCTTTGTGCCAGCGGTATCTTCAATCATCTTGGAATCAAGGTTCTGCTATTGGATCATCCGTAAATAACTATACAAATACAATACAACATTCTTGGGGTTCGTCAAATGCAGGTAGCATAGCAGGACAAGCCTATGTTTTACCAGTGACTATGAGAGCTACACCAACTTTAGTTATATATGATATGGCACTTACTACAGGCAAAGTAACTACGCTAGGTGGCGGTGCGTCAGAAACAAACAATGTAGCAATAAATACTTCTAACACAAATATGAATAGGTTTTACGTTCGTATGTATAATAATTCAGTTTATGGAATAGTATTTGCTTACACACTAACAGCGGAGTTATAAACTATGTATAAATTAAACCAAAACTCAACATCAATCATCCGCATTGCAGACGGTGCAAGCATCCCTGCTGACCCTGCTAACAGTGATTATGCAGCTTACTTGGAATGGGTCGAAGAAGGTAATACGCCAGAAGCTGCCGACGTTCCACCGGCACCAACATACAAAGAACTCCGCGCCGCTGAGTACAATCTCAAGACAACGGGCGAACAGTTCGGTATGCAGTATGACGACGCCAAGAACAGCACGACGACGTGGGTCGATTGGCAGACTGAAATTAAAAATAGAATTCCGGAGTAATTTAAGATGCCGATTACCGCTAAGGATGTCAGCGCCCGCATAGATACGCACGAGGCGGTCTGCGCGGAGCGTTGGAAAGAGACCATTGAGCGCATTAAGCGTCTTGAGATGATCCTAATTGGTTCGGCTGGTGCTGGATTACTTCTGATGGCTGGGATGGTGTGGAAGCTTTAGATGCCTTTGACAAAAGTACAATTTAAGCCTGGAATTAATCGAGAGAGTACCTCTTTTGCTGACGCCCAAGGTTGGTTTGACTCTAACCTAATCAGGTTTCGGAAAGGCCGCCCTGAAAAGATTGGCGGTTGGGCGAGGATTAGCGGGTCCTTTGTTCTAGGCACCGTCCGATCCCTTAAATGTTGGGTTACCCTGAACGCCCTCAAGCTGATGGGGACCGGAACCACTTCCAAGTTCTACATTGAGAATGGCGGGTCCTTTAATGATATTACGCCTATACGCAGCACGGATACTTTAGGCACAAACCCTTTTCTTACAGGAAGTGCTGGGTCAGGAATTATAACTGTAACTGCGGCGAGCCATGATGCGGCGGTCGGAGACTTTGTAACCTTCAGCGGAGCTACCGCTACGGACGGTCTTACGACTACCGACTTGGACAAAGAGCAAACCATTGCTTCTATCCTTTCTGCCAACAGCTACACCGTTGACACAGGGGGTACTGCTTCGTCCGGAGCGACGGCTGGAGGTGGCGCGGCTGTAATAGCCAACTACCAGATTCATATTGGTTCGGAGGCTGTGCTCTCACAAGCCGGATTTGGCGCAGGGTTCTTTGGTGGACAGACTCTAACCTATTCCCAGACGACACTGGACGGTGGCATAAACTCAAGCGTCACATCCATAGACCTCACGTCTGCGGCTCTTTTTGAAACAGCCTCGACCACGACTTCAGCCGCCGTTGCCATTGTAGATCAGATTATACGTCTTTCAGACTCTTCAGGTTTCCCACCCAGGGGCACCATACTTATAGGCAGTGAGTATATCCGGTACGGCACGAATGCCGGGAACATTCTTGGCGAGGTTACAAGAGCCGACGACGGCACCACGGCGGCTGTCCACTCAAGTGGTGCCACAGTGACCTTTGTGGGTCTTATCCTGATTAATGACGAGCTTATAAAATACACAGGAAAATCCAGCAATGACCTGGATGCCGGTGTAGTTAGAGGCGTTCGAGGCACCACCGCAGCGGCTCACTCTGATGATGACATAGTCAAGGAAGCCAATGGGTTCTACGGTTTTGGTGTTGCGGTCGTTCCCTTCACCACCGGCGAGACCCGACTTTGGTCTCAGGATAACTTTGGCGAAGATCTGTTACTGAACGTTCGCGACGACAACATTTACTACTGGGACGCCACACTAGGTCTGGCTAACAGGGCGACGGCCTTGAGTGCTCAGTCTGGAGCCTCTGACGCCCCGACCATTGCCCGTCAAGTTCTGGTGTCCGATACCGACAGGCACGTTATCTGCTTAGGTGCTAACACTTTAGGGACCACGGCCCAGGACCTCTTGCTGGTTCGGTGGTCTGACCAGGAGAACTCCGTCGATTGGACCCCCAGAGTAACCAACACGGCGGGCGACCAGAAGTTATCCTCCGGTTCTGAAATTATTACAGGCATTGAGACACGCCAGCAGATTTTGATATGGACGGACTCATCCTTGTACAGCATGAGGTTTGTTGGGCCGCCCTTTACATTTTCCTTTAATCTGCTGGCGAACAACACATCAGTTATCTCACCCAATGCCGTAGCAGCCATTGGAGACCGTGTCTTCTGGATGGACACGGAAAACTTCTTTATGTTCGCGGGACAGATACAGACGATCCCCTGCACGGTCCTTAGATATGTTTTTGACGATATCAACCTCGACCAATCGTTGAAGTTCTTCGCTGGTGCAAACCGTATGTTCGATGAGGTGTTCTGGTTCTATTGCTCCGCCGACAGCGACGACATAGACAGTTATGCAAAGTATAACTACGCCGACAACACCTGGGACATTGGGTCCTTGGCACGAACCGCGTGGGTTGATTTTGGCTTACACAGCAAGCCTCGTGCGGCGGGAGTTTCGGATAGTCTCAACTATATATATTCCCACGAAACGGGGACCACGGACGACGGGGAGGCCATGGAGCCCTTTATTGAATCCTCGGTGTTTTCCATTGGTGACGGCGAGCAGTTTTTGTTTATAAGCCGCCTTATTCCTGACATAGACATATTAAGTTCAAACGCCGCCACTACTGTAAACTACGTGTTGAAGAGCCGAAACTTTCCGGGCGAGAGCCTTTCCACGAACTCCACGAGTGCTGTTACAAGCACCACGGATCAGGCTTTTGTACGATCCCGGTCCCGTTCGTCGGTTCTCCGGGTTGAGAGTAGCGCGAGTGATATACAGTGGACCTTGGGCGATCTCCGGTTGGATATCCGCCCAGATGGCAGGCGCTAATGGCGCGGCTACTTGAAACGACACTTCCTCTGGTACAGCCAGAGTACGACTTTGAGACAATGATACGTCTGGTTAGCGACATAGAGAATGCCCTGACGAAAACCGAAATTCCTGCTGTTATTAGCGGGGAAGATGACACCAACGGCTTGAACTGGTTTATGGACTGATGGCTTCTGCCTACAAAAACATAGTTACGACGGTTGGATCGACAGGCGATGTGACGGTTTACACCTGTCCGGCGGCCACGGTTGCTATGGTCAAGGACATTAACTTGTATAATAGCCATACCGGGTCCATAGTGGTACTGTGCAAGATAACCGATAGCTCTGCTTCGGCCACGGTAACGCTTCAGAGTGTGACACTGGCTACTTTAGCCTCCACCTCTGCGTCCGCAGATGCGTCCTTCTCCGGACCTTTCGTCCTTGAGACAGGTGATACGCTCATTTTTAACTGTGCTACAGCGGCAAAGATTATGGTCTTTGCGAATATCTTGGAGCTTTCGTAATGTTGAATACCCCTAAGTATTCCGGCGAACCTACACCGCAGGCTTTGGCCTCTGGTCTAGCGACATTGGGTCGTTACGGCGATGAGTTCATGGTTCACGCGGCTGAAGGTGAGACCGTAATACCGCCGGAGATTTTCGAAGCTAATCCTCAACTGAAAGCGGACCTGTTTCGCCAGATGGCGATGATGGGGATTAAAGACCCCAACCGGTACGTTGTTGGCAACAGCCTGAACTCCATCAACCCCCTTACAGGGCAACCAGAGTTTTTCTTCAAGAAGATATTCAAGTCCATAAAGAAGGTCTTCAAGAAGGCCCTGCCAATTATCGCGCCTATTCTTGGTAATTTAATTCTGCCTGGGTGGGGTGGAATGATAGCTTCGGGCCTTGTCACCAAACTTCAAGGTGGCTCTTGGGGTGATGCTCTAAAAGGCGCAGCCATCACAGGTATTGCTTCGTTGGCCACGGGCGGCCTCAGTGGAGCCATGAGCGGCGGGACGGGCGGAATCTCTTCGGGCATGACTGACGCGTTTGCTAATCCGTTTTCCGCTGCGAGTTATGGAACCGGCTGGAATCCTTTAAGCGGTGAAATGCCTT